TCTGTCGTGCGGGCGCTCCCGTGCAGAATCTGTCCCATAGTGCATCCTTCCACCCTTGCATGGATGATGCACCATCAAATGCCGGGACCAAACACCTAAGACCCTTTGCTCCGCCACGCATCTCGTGTGCACTGGTGAGCTTGGATGAGCGAACATGACCCATAATTTGGTAGGCCTGGATGGACTCGAACCCCCAACCAGACCGTTATGAGCGCTATGGTCGGCCCTCTAGAGTGTGCGCTTTCGCCATTTATGCGTGAGCCACGACGCGATCGTTCGCGTTATGTCCTGCCGTTTCATTGGCGTTTCATTGGCACGGATGCGGCCCGCAGCCGACGCCTTGGGGTGAAATCCCCGCTTGACTGATACAGGAAATGGCTGTATCAATATCCATATCGACGGGGCAGCGCCCCACTCCACGGGAGACGACCCGATGACCATCAGCAAATTCGGCGACATCACGGTGCGCGATCTGGGCTCAGACGGTGCCACGCTGGAATTTCCAAAAAACGCGGAATGGGCGGACGACCTGAAAGTATCCTTCCCGAAGGTCCGATGGGCGCCCACTACGCGGGTTTGGGGGATCCCTGGAAAGCTGGGCTACAAGCGCGCCTGCCAGTGGGCGGAGCGCATCGCCTCCGGCAATGGGGTGGTAGACCGCCAAAAACTCATAGATTCGGCCGCGTTCGACGGTCTGGTCAGCAAATACGTGCGCCTGGGCACCGCTCAATCCATCGTCCGCACCGCCTATGATGAGGAGATCGTCGCCATTTGCCGCAAGTTGGGCGGTGCGTTCGATCGTGACGAAAAGATATGGGTCATCCCAGGCGCCAATTTGGCCGCGCTCATCCAGGCGACGCCGGGAATCGACCGGCTGGCTGCGGCGGCTAGTGCTCGGGATTCCGCTCGCAAGGCGGCCCGTAAAGCCGAGGCGCAGGCTATCGAGGCCGCCGCCCGTCAGGAGCAGGACGAGCACCTTGCCCGCGTCCGCGCCCACCGCTATGTGGTTCTCGCCAGTAAGGCCCCCGTAGTCGGCGCCACCGTGCGCCTGTACGGTAATCCGGTAACGGTCGAGAGTCTCGGCAAATTATTTAGGGCTGACGATGAGCTTTCGTCGCGTGGCGGCCCGATCGGTGCGGAAGGCGAGTGGGTCCGTTACGCGTACTATCGCGATGCGACCGCTGCGGAGATGGCGGTTCTTGAGGCGACCGAGACCAAGCGAGCCGAGGCGGCCCGGATCGCGCGGGCACAGGCAGAGGCCATCCATACCGTAGCCGCATCGGCGGATGCGCCGGAGCTTGGTCATGCTCCTGAGGGCGAGGTGATTTGGCGCGACGACCGCCATGCTGTCACCGGCTATCGCCGCTGGGTCGTGCTCACCGCAGACGGGTGGCTCTGGCACATCACCTATGACGGGTCGGATGGAGCGATGTGGGGCGACTACAACTGCGGATACAACTCACAGGGCACTCGCGTCCCGGCGCGTGACGACCTTGTGGCAGCAATCAGGGGACAGGCATGACTGGCGCGGAACTTCGGGCGGCACGCCGCACCCTGGGGGAGCGATGGGGCCTCGGTAGGCCACTGCATATGAGCGAGATGGGCCGCGCGCTCCAGCTCGAGGGGCGCGATCCCGGCGCCACCGTGCGCGATTGGGAGACGCGCAACCGCGTGAGCGGCCCCGTGGCTGTATCACTCGCGTTCATGCTGGGCGGTGACCCCATCACATCCCGGCTATCTGAAATCGTGGACCCACGCACCAGTGTGGCGAAAAATGACTGATTTCTCAGCGCCCATTCGAGAATGGATGCCCATCACCTGCTACCCTGGGTTCCTCCCTGGGCTGCCTGATCTCGTCGTCGGGCGGTGGCCGCCTGAGATCCCTCGGACCGGTCCTGATCGGTGGAAGGCGTGGTTCGTCGAGACGCCATCGGAGCGCGAGGCGCTTGACACCGCCCTTGCGCGCCCCGTGCCACGCGCTAGTGGCGCCCTCAATTTCCGCGATGGTCCGGACGCGGCCACTTCATCTACCAGTGTAGGCGATATTTTTATCGCGCTATACCTCCCGCCTGAAGCGGGGTGGCCGTGGCTCACAGTGGTGAGCACGCCCGGAAATCCGGATGGCGCGCGGCAGCGCTACACATGGGACGCCGATATGACCGAATCCGCCGCGCTTGATCGCGTCGCTCGACTCCGCGCCATGGCGCCAAGCGCCCCGGTCCGCATCCCGGATCGCGCGCGCATGTCGTGACCGAACCTATTGACATTTGTCCGGAAAAATCGTACACATTAGTCATCGCGACGGGATAGCCCGACGCAAGAGGGATGGAGCTCTGAAATGACCGATATCCGCACCATTGCTGAGCAGATTGCCGCCACCCTCCGTGCAGAGGGGGTCACCGTCACTGTCGAGCACAGCACCAACAGCGTTGGGCACTCGTCCTATATTTTCGCCGCAGCCACAAATGGGAAGCGGTTCGCCCGCTTCGGAGCCCGCGTTTCTGACCACGCGGTCGGTTCCACCCGCTACGAGGCGGACCAGGGGCGAGTGCAGCATTATGCGCAGATCGGAGATGACATGGCTGCGTTTGAGGCCAAGCTGTCCGACATCGCGCGCCGCGCCACGCTGCACGTGGGCGCGCAATGACGCCCTTCGGCCTGCTGCTCCAGCTCTCCGGCCTCTCCCAGCGAGAGGCCGGCGCGTTCCTTGTCATCTCGCCATCCATGATCGACAAGATGACACGCGGAACCCGCGCCGCCTCAGCCGGGGTGATGCGGGAGATGCGTGACCTGATCGAGCGGCAAGACGAGGCCGCGGCCCAGGCGATAGCGCAGATCGCCCACATGGGGCCGTCCGAGATCGAGTTGGGATACCCAGCCGACGACCACGAGGCGCAGGCGCTCGGCTGGCCCTGCGTGGGCGCGTGGCGCGGGATGGCCGCGCGTGTAATCGCAGCGACAACCGCCCCGATCACCCTGGTCCCGCGCGGGGCGACAGCCGGGACCGCAGCCGCGGCGGACCGTCACGGGCTATAGCACTACTCCCCCCACGCCCCGATAAAATGGGGCGGGCTATGGTCGGCACTCCAGTCCCCACGAACCATTTTGTTGGAGCCAACAAAATGGTTCTGGCCAGCATTATGCAGATTTTGCATAGAGCCCTCCACCACGCTCCACAGGTACGCCCCATCCGCCACGAGCCGCGCCACGTCCTGACAGGTGAGCGGGATGCGCTCTACCGGCTGGTCATGACGGGCGATGGAGAGGTAGGGCGAGAACGCGCCATCTGCGCCGCGCTCCCAATCGATGCGGACATAGGTGCGCATCATCGCGGCACCGCTAGACGCGTCTGAGCGACACTCACGAAACCTTTGACGATCAACCATGTTGACGCAGTTATCACCACGTGCATGATCAAGGGTACATTAATTGCCCGGGCGTGTGGTACGTCCACACTCGGAGAGTGCATCATGAGCAGCACCATCAGGGTCATCGTTTTCAAGGAAGGCGACCTCTTCGTTGCCCAGGCGCTTGAGGTCGATATCGCCGCTCAAGGTCGCACTGCTGACGACGCTATTTTGAAGTTGAGCGCGCTTGTCAGGCTTGAAGATCACGAAGCGAAGGAAGCCGGAGGATCGGTCTTCGATATCGGCCCGGCACCGGCAACGGTGCAGGCGTTCTATGACGACCTCGAAGTGCGCCGCGACCAGATCGAACTTGCCGCTGCGTGACAACGCTCGGCGAATATATGCGCTGGCTGCAATCCCAGGGCGGACATTGCAGCACCGGGATTGGCCCCGATGACGCCATCGGCATGATTCCGGTGACGAAGCTCGTTGCGCTAAATGGCCGTAAAGTCATTCACTATGGCAACGATCAGTCGGAGGTGCTCGCGCCTTCTTTGATCGAGCACTTTGACAGGCGCCTCCACGTGATGTCGCCGTTCCCCACGGTGAAGCGCGGATAGGGATCATTTCGCCGCGACCTGTGCCAACGACTTGACCCGCGCCAGGAGCACCTCCGCGATGGTGAGACCGGTCATGCCCAGCAGGGACGACAGCAGCCACTCCACCTCGGCATCCGGCAGATAATCGTAGCCATAGTGATCGACGAGAGCCGATAGGATGGGTGTCCCTTGCAGGCTGGCCACGAGACCGACCACCACACCGAGGCAGGATTTTACCCAGCCGTGACGCAGCAGGATGGCGCGGACGATTCCGCCGCCTACACCCGCGATGATGGTGGAGAGCTTGGCCCCCCACATGGTCGAATCAGGGTCAGGCCACGCCATCACGCCGCCGCCTTTCGCCGCGCCGCCCATGTGGTGAGCGAGCGATAGACCGGGGGAGCGAGCGCGAGGATGGCGCCAGCGATGACCGGCCAATCCGATTCCGCCACCAGGCCGCGACCGACCAGGATGGAGCCGAGGATGGAGACGCCGTAGCGCGCGAGCTGCGGCCAAAGCGGCTCGACGGCGGCCGGGGCCGGCAGTGCGGCGGTGATAGCGGCGGCCACCTGCGGCGCGGCGGCGGGGTCTAGGGGCACGGAGGGATTGTCGGCGGCGGACTGCACCGCCTGGGAAATCGCAGTGGTGAGCAGGGACATGGGGGCCTCATGAGCAGGAGGAGAACCCGGCCGGGCGCGCCGGGTGCGAGAGACGGGGTGTCAGACGGCGCGTAGCGCCTCGGTGAGCTTGGCCAGCGTCAGGGGGCCGGCGATGCCGTCGCTCTTGAGCCCGTGGCGCCGCTGGAAATCCTTGATCGCCGCGCGCGTCTTGGGGCCGATATCGCCGTCAACCGTGAGGCCGTAGCCGCCCGCCTCATTCAGCGCGCGCTGGATCTGCATGCTGTCGTCATCAACCACGACAGAGGCCGGAGCAGTTCCGGCCGGTGCTCCAAAGGACACGCCGGGATCGAGCTGCATCAGGCGCACCATGAGCGGCGCGATGCCCATCTGTTGATCGACTGCAGTCGCACTCCATACGCTGTCGGCGATGTACTTGCCGCGCGTGTACTGGTTGGAGCCGGACCAGAGGTAGGCGCTGGGCACACCGCGCATGCGATAGCCGAAGCCGTTGAAGCGCTCGCCCTCGTAGAGGCAGCGGGGGATGGACCAGACCAGAGAGCCGGGCGAATAGCCCTTGATCGCCAGGGCGTCCTTGGCCGCTTCCTCCCAGGTCGAGAAGGGGCCTCGCCCGGCCGGTGCGAGCCGGGTCTTGCGCCCGGTGCCGAGGATGGTCTCGCCATTGTGGAGCACGCCGCGAAAATCGCAGGACGCTTCCCGCGAATGCAGCACGCCGATGAAAGCCCACGGCACGCCGGTCGCCGCCTGGGCGGCCTGATAGCGGGGGGTGCCGGCGATGATTTTGCGCGCCATGGCATCGATCGCGGAGAGGCGTCCGGGAGTGATGGTCATCGCGGCCCAGCGCTCCTCATAGTCGATTTCGCACTGTGAGTAGGAATAGGCGGACATGGTGCCTCCAATAAAAAAGCCGCCCCGGATATGGAGCGGCTGTGGGTGGGGTGGGGTGGCGGATTAAGCGATAACCACAAGCCGGGCGGAGCGCCCCGGCATGGGGAGTGTGTTCCCGGCGGGGGGCGTAAGAGCATGGACAACCGGATTTACGGCGTCGAATCCGTAGAGGCCTGTCGCCGCCCCCGGCAGCGTCACCGAGATCCCCTTCCGGCTCTTGTTCACCAGTAGCAGCGTGAGCGCTTCGTCGGCCATGGCGGCATGGGCCGCGAGCGCGTCCGGGTTGGTGTTCTCCACCTCCACGGCGGTGTCGCCGAAGTGCTGGAAAAGCTGGAAGGCCGGGGCGATCCACCCCCGGATGTCGCCCCAATGGGTGGCATAGCTGATGCCGCCCGCCGCCAGCCGCCCGAGCATGTCCGCCGTGGCGAGGCCCGTGACCAGCGCGCCCGGACCACCGAACTCCCATTCGGAGACAAAAATCTCGGTGCCGGGATAGTGGGCGGCGATGAGCCGGCGCAGCGCGGGAATAAGCGGCCGGGCAAGGCCCCCGTCCATCGCCGCATCGAGGGTGTAGGCGACCCAACTGTCTTCCGCATAACCGGGCTCGGTGAGGGTGCGCGGCGCCTGCAACAGCAATTCGGCTTTCTCACTGTCCGCGCTGTCCCAGAGTCCGCCACCCCAAGATTGTGGATAGAAATGCACGTCCAGGCCATCCAACAGGCGGATGCCGGCGGCAATCGACGCGTCCGAAAATGCCGCGAGGAAGGCGGCCAGGAAGCAGTCGTAGGTCGAAGAATAGTCGGACCAGTCCGGGGCGCTGGTGAGATCGATGAAATCGTTCACGCCCCAACACGCGGGGGCGAAGACCTCGGCGCTCGGATCGATCGACTTGATGGCCGTCGCGGCGGCGATAGACCGGGCGATGAGGTCGGCGATGGTGACGTGCGCGCCCACGGTAAGCGGCAGAATCGTCTCCCACAGGCCCGGCTCATTGTCGAGCATATAGCCATGGATGCCGCCGCTCCCGGCGGTGCCGTGGGTTGCTATCAGCCGGCGGATGAGGTGCGGCATGTCCGCCTCGGAGGTGTTGACAGGGTCGCTCGCGGCCGTGCTGCTGCTCCACACCACCGGCACCCAGCGGGACGACGGCGCGGCCTCTTGCGTGCTCACGGCGCCGGCCGCATCCGCCGCCACATAGGGCACCAAGGGAAGCTGCACGATGCTCTTGGCGCCCAGCGCTCGGCTGTTGGCGTGGAAGGCGTCGATGACCGCGTGCGGCGCTTCCGCCGCCGCGCCCGTCAGGGCGAGCTGGCCCGCCATGGTCCGGCCGTTGATATTGCCGGCCTCGATCCCGGAATTGTCGAAATTTCCGGTCCAATTGTAGGTGCTCATCATCACGCCACCAAGGCGCCGGATGGTGACGCCCGCGCCGGCGTCCCAGCCCGAGGTCGGCGTCGCCGTCTCCATCACCCCGTGCTCGTTGGAGCCGATGACATAAGGGCTGATCGGGTCGCCCGTGGTGCCAAGGGTGAGGGTCGCGGTCTCTGCCTCGGCGACCGTGCCCCAGGCGCTCAGGTGCCGGGCGGTGAGGGTCGCGACCTCCGCGTTGGTGAGCGCGCGCGCGATCACGAAGGCTTCAGCGATGCCGCCGGTCCAGTTCCGCCCCCAATCGTCCTTGCCGATGTAAATCTTGCTGGCCGTGGTGCCGAACCCCGCCGGCCCGCGCTTGTTGGCGCCGTTGATGGTGAGCGAGAGCGAATTGCCGCCGAAGACGCCGAAGATGGACGACAGGCGGCCCCCGTCCTTGTATGTCACCGCCACATCCCCACCGGCGGAGGCGGTGAAGACCCCATCGGCCGCGCCGATGTAGCGGATATTGTTGACGGACAGGGCCGGCGCGTCACCCTCGGTTCCGTCAAAGCGCGCCACGGCGCAGAGCGTGTTGAAATCCGCCCCCGTCGCGCCGTCCGGGATGGTGCGTTCCAGGCTGCGGACGCCATCGAAATTCAGCCACGGGCGGCCATTGGGCGCACGCTGAAGCGCCCCGGACAGGGCGATGATCGGCCGCGCCCAATCGAAGGCCGGCGCCCCATCCCGGCCGCTCCCGGATTGGTCGTACCATGTGACCACATGGCCATCGCCGGCCCCGACGAAGGTGGCGAGGGCGGCGGCATCGATCCAGCCGTCTTCGCTTGCCGGAAAATCCTGCTCCGCGCTGTCCGAGGACCGGAGCACCCGGACCAGCGGGCCGGAATAAGACGACAGGAGCCGGCGCAGGCCGTAGGCCGCGAACACGCCCGACGTGCCGTCGAGCATCGGCGGGGCGGTGCCGGCCCGGCGGGGCGAGAGAGAGGGACAGCCCGATCATTACCACAGCGCCACGATGTCCGCTGCGGTTGTCCCACTCTCCCACACGCGCGAGGCTGAGACAGGAAGCAGGCCGCTCGCGTTTACAAGCGTTACCTGCTGCCCTCCCCACATGGTCAAGGCCAAATCCCCAGCGGTTCCAACCCATAGTGCGCGGGTTGGGGTGTCGAGGTCCAAGACATCGTCAGGTGTCACGGTCGCGGCATAATTCGCCGGGCCGGTGGGATCGCGCGAGAAACGTCCGAAAGTGTCTGTCATGTCGGTTCCTCAGCTATTCTCAGGCCACAACGCCGCATCAATGGCGCCGGTGGTCGTGATCGTTCCATCCGCGATGCTGGCGATGACGGAAGTATAGGTGGAGAAACACGCAGCCACATGAGCGCGCACGGCGTTCGCCAGAGCGATCACCATTTCAGCATTCAGCTCATGCCCTACTCCGGCGGCATCAAACCATGTGGTGATGTAAGCTGAATCAGCTTTCGAGGTCGCCTCAGCCTCATAAATCAGGGTCCGGTCATCTCGCCCGGTCTTAACCGGGAAGCCAAAGACCTCTGCTCCTCCCGTTTCGACGCGGTACCTCTTCACACTCGCATAAGCGAGAAGTTCCGAAGATGTTGATGGTGATGGTTCTGGGGCCGCAAATGTAGACCCATTGTAAGAATACCCGATTTTCACCTTACCGACAACAAGAACAGCATCAGGGAAGGTCGTTGTCCAACCGTCATCAGCGTCCAGAATGTTGCTGACGGCGTTGTTTTCGATGATCGCGATCTGCGGCATTGTCACCACTCCACTACGATGCAGCAGCCGGAGCCGCCAGTTCCACCACTCGACGCGGAGGGGCCATGCCCACCCCCCCCACCGCCACCGCGGAAGCCATTTGTCCCATTAGTGCCAGAGGAATATCCGGAGCTTTTCCCACCTCCGAGGCCAAGGAACCCACCCCCACCAGGGCCGCCGGATTCATCGCTCGATTGCGCCCCCGTCCCACCCCTCAGATGGATCGTGCCGGCACCCGACGAATACCCCCCGTTCCCCGCACTGCCATAATCACCTGCGGATGTCCCGGCGTATCCACCACTCCCGCCGGCCGCGCTCACATAACTGCCGAACGTGGTCGTCCCGCCGTTCCCGGCTTGGGAATCCCCGTCCGAATTGCTGCCCCCGGCCCCGATGGACACGGATGCGGAGGATATCGAGGCCAGGGGAAGGAGGCGGATGACGGATTCCCCACCGCCTCCACCGCCACCCCCTCGCCCGGAGGAAGAAGAGCCGTCTCCACCACCACCACCACCACCAGCCGCGATGACCAAAGCATAGGACGTCCCATCCTGCGGAGTGTAGGTGTCGCTCGTCGTGAACCACGAAAGCCTTGGGGCAACGGCGGTCGTTGCCGTTTCATCGATGGTGATCGACGACACCACCCAATTGTAGCCGTCCGAAATCATCGTCGCGGTTGCCCCGGCTTTCAGGGCAAAAGATTCGGCGCCGCTCTGATTGGGCCCCTGGAAAGCCCCTGCTGTTGGGGTTTTGATCGAGTGGTTCGCGACCGAATTGTTCCACAAATACATGACATTCCCCGGATATGCCGGGGACGGGAGATTGACGATCACATTGGAGGATGCCGTGATCTCGATCAGTTGGCCCGCGTCGTCCGTGGTGAGCGTCGCGCCTGAGGTCAAAATGCGGGCATCCGACCAAAATCCCTCGCCGGCCCGCAAATGGCCGGTCATGGCGCCGCCGGCCTTCTGGAGGTATCCAGACAAATCGGTTTCAGCGGGCAAATTCTGGTCGATGATGTAGGCGAGCGCCGCCTCGAAATTTGCGCGGAGCGTCGTCAGATCTCCATCATCCAGAGCATCGCCACCATAAGCCGCGATGAATGCTCCAAGCATAGCGGTCATGCTTGTTGCCTGACGCAGCGTCTTGTTGACCTGCTGGCTCAACGCAACGCCGGATTGGAACCCGGTGGACCGGGCTGTGAGGGCGCTATATGCACTCTGGCCTAGGACATTGGCCCCGGTCGCGGTGCCAAAAGCCAAAAACTGATTTGAATTTGCCATGATTGCTCCAGGCATAGAAAAGCCGCCTCACCGGGCGGCTGTGTCAGGGGAAAGAGATCAGGCGAAGCGACAGTCCGGCGTCGCAGGCGCCGGCAGCACATACGGTGCAAGGTCCGCCGCTAGCGCATCCGCCTGATCGTCAGGGCACAGCAAATTGACGTGGTCGCCTTCCGCCGAAACCCCCACGCCGGCATCCGCCAGGAAGCACAGGTCGATGCGCGCGCCTTCGCGCCAGCAGAGCGACCAGAGCTGGCGCCCCGCCGCGTCCTGTTCACCATCGAAGCCGAGCACGGCGCTGAGCGTGGCGAGCGCCTCGGCGCGGTCGGGAAAGCGCAGATAGATCGTATTCATGTCGTCCCTCATGCCCACACACGGGCCTGCGCCTGGACCGCGCTCGTGCTGCCCTTGACGGACCAGACCAGGATTTCATCGATCTCGAAGCGTTCACCTGTATTCATGCCGACAGAAGTGCCGATATAGACGGTGTCAATGGTCGTTGTGGGTGCAGTCGCGTCCGAGACAGGCGTGCTGCCATTGACGGCGATGCGCCGCCCGGCCGTATCCCAGGCCATGCAGACTCCCTCCTCCGCTGTCGTGCCCGCCGTGATGCTCCGCCCGGAGTTCAGACTCGACGCCGCCATGTACATGCGCACCGTGCCCGCACTCTCGACGCGGGCGATGTGGGCTGCTGAGGTGTTAAGGATGCTCGTCGACGTGGTCGATGTGGCGTGACTGAGCTTCCCGCGAAGCGCGGTCGTGATCGGCCCGTTTGTGGACACCAACGCGGTGGCTGCAGCGCTCCAGGCATTGACATCTGTCGTGCGGGTAACAGCTCCACCGCCCGTCGTTGTGGTGATGTAGCTGGTGGCGATCCCGCCGGCTTCGACCTGGAGCCGCGTGACCGTCCCGGAGACCGTCACCGTGAGCGATCCGGCGGTGCAGGTGACGGTGAGAGAAACCTTGTCGTTGGTGCCGGTGCCGGTCAGGGTGCCGGTCGCGGCCCCAGACAGGATGACCGAGCCGGTGCCGGTGAGGCTGACCGTATAGGTCTGCGCCGTGACGGTGAGGGTCTGTGTCGCGCTTCCCTGCGCCAGATTGGTCGCAGCGCCCTCCCGCACATCCCGCCGCCTGCCCCCCGAATAGTCATAGGCGACCGCATTGGCCGCCGCCGTACCCCATGTCCCATCCGAGAGCGTGATCGTCTTGGCGGCGCCGGAGCGCGGGAACAGCGTCTCGTGGGTGGTCTCGCTGGCGCTGAGGATCGACTGCTGCCGCACCGCGTCGGACCATAGGGCCGGCGCGGTCGAATCGACCAGAAGCGGCGTCCAAAGATCCGACGTCGGCGACGACGTCGGGCCGGGATAAGAACGCCAGACCTCCGCGACGCTCGCCACGATGTACCGCGCATGCGCTCCGCTGTAGCGGGCCGCTTGAGCCGCGCCGGTGAACGTCCATGTGGCGGTCGTCCCGGTGGCGGTGACGTCGGTCGTGCTGATGATCGCATTGGTGGAGGCATCGCGGTTGACGACGCGATAGGTCTTCCCCGAAGTCGATGCCCACGACACAACGATATCCCAGGCGCCGTCGGCGGCCCATGCCGCCGTGACGCTGGATGGTGCGGAGGGCCGCCCGGCAAGCGTGCTGCTGTCGAAGCTATAGGCCCCCGCCGGCCCGGCGCCGCTGGCATAGATCCGCGTGACGGAGACACTGACATAGCCTCCGGGCGCGCCGTAGGCGGTGATCTGGTCCGCCGTCGCGAAGGTCCAGGAGGCGGTGCTGCTGCTGGCGACGACCGTGGACGTGCTCATGGCCGCGCCCGTCTCCACATTGTAATTCGTGACCTCATAGGTGGCGCCAGACGTCGCATCCCAACTCACCACCACGTCCCATGAGCTGCCGATTGCGGCAGAAAAACCGGTGGGCGCCGCCGGCAGGCCGGACATGGTGCTTGGGTCGATGATGAGGGATGTCGAGAGCCCGTGCACGTCATCGTCGATCACCTTGTAGGCCACGATGTAGGCAATGACTCCGGAGTATCCGGAACCATAGATTACCTGCTGTTCCGCAAGGGTGAAGTCCCAATACCCCACGCCACCAGTGACCGTGATGGTCTCGGTCCCGATGGTCTCATTCGTGTTGATGTTGACGTTGATGACCTCGTAATCGTCCCCATTTGTTCCTGGCCACGTCACGATTTCATCATAGCCGTCGAGGCTGGCAGTCAAAACCGGGGCCGGCGTCTGCGTCCATTCCGGAGGCGATCCGATCCGATCGAGAGGCGTCGAAATGGCCCCTGCCAGTTGAGCCGCCGTAGCGTGATAGGTCGTCTCATCGAAATGCAGCCACTGGTACTGCATAGTTCCGGTGTTCGGGTTCTCCCCACTGTCCGGGAAATATCCGGAGAACTTTTCAGCACCGGGACACCACGTTCCAACATAAGTATAGGTCTGAGCGGCGGAGATTTCCAACTGTTTCGCCCGGACTTGGGCATATGTGTCCCCGATGACTTCCATCGGGTTCGTGTCATTTGGGTACAGGCTCCAAAACGCACGCTGGATTGGCTGAAGGTAAATCGGGAGGCTGGCGTTGCCGGCGGCCGAGCGAATGCCGGCGAAAATCGCCTGCGTCGCCGACTTGTACCGCGCCAGAGTGGAGGTGCGCCCATCGGGATTTTCATCCGACCCAGCCTCCCACTGCGAAAGATAGATCGCGGAAGCGTCGTTCTCGCCCTGTGCCCAGATGAAGTAATCCAAGGGCACGCCAAGCTCGGTGATGATCGCCGCGGCCTGTGTCAGGCGCGGCCCGGCGGTTCCTCCATCGAGGTCATACCAGTAGTTGACACCGCTTACCGGGTCATCGTCCGCCAGCTTATCGGCAGCGGCGGAACCCCAAGCCATTTGGACTGGGATGACCTCGACATCGCGCAATCCCCAAGATGCGGCGAGAGCCCGCCGCAGAGCCCCCGCCGAGACCAAATCCTTGCGGCCCCCGGTCCCTGAGAGGCTGGTGAAATGCCCCAAAGCCAGGGATTGCCCGCCAAATCCGACCGTCTTCTTGACGATCGCCGCGTTGTTCAGGACAGGCACCCCTGATGCGCTGTTCAGGTGGCTCCCATGGACAGCTTTCCAGGACAGACTGGATGGCGCCCATCCCCAATCCGGGACAGACAACTCAACAGGATAGTCGATCAAGATGTGGCCGGACACGAGCGTCGGAGATGTGACTGAAATGGTCCGCTTGATCGCGCTCCCATTCATGATCTGCACGGAATAAGTGCGGCCGGACGGGTTCTCCGCAGGGACGAACGAAAAGACGATATCGCCCCATGAATTTGATTGCATCAATAGGGATGTCGGAGCCAGAGTATCTATGATCTCCGTCGCATAGTATTTTGCGCTTGGGCCCTGCACCCCTCCGACGACTTGATACACGAGGACGTAAATCGCTCCCGCATGATCCCCGTCATAAACGTCTTCCTGTTCATCCGCGCTGAACAGGAATGAGGCGGTGTCTCCCGTCGACTCGACCGTGCTCGTGCTGATGACAACATTCGTCAGAACGTTCATGTTCTGCACGACATAGGAAAGTCCGACATCTGAAGACCAAGATACCACTATGTCGTCGTTCGACTTCCGGGATGCTCCGAACCCGGATGGCGCCTCGATCAACGTCCACGCCGGCCGGTCCCCGATCCGGTCAAGAGGTGTCGCAATGGCTTCCGCAAGTTCGGCTGCGGCGGTATGGTAGACTGCGCTCTTATAGTGAATCCAGCCGACGTTGCTCGTCTCCTGCACATAGCCGTCAATGGTCTCCACCCCCGGCGTCCAAGTGCCGATGCGCACCGCCTTGTCCGCCACGGCAATGGCCACCTGAGCATCGCGGACCGCCTTGTAATAAGCCCCCCCGACTTCCGGGACGTCAGGCAGATCACCCCACCATCCCCGCCCGATGGTCTGGAGATAGATCGGCAGGTTCGGGTTCGAAGCGGCGGATCGGAGCGCAGAGAAAACCCGTCGCGTCGCCGTGGTGTAGCGAGTCACGGAGGATGTACGCGGGCTGGCATCCGGATCCATCGCCGAAGCGTCGTTTTCTCCCTGAGCCCACACGATGGCCGCGAGAGGCACACCAAGACCATCGATGATCCCGATAGCCTGCGTCAGGCGCGGGCCCGCGACACCTCCATCGACATCCCACCAATAGTTGATTCCGTCCGCCGGGTCGTCGTCCGCCAGTTTATCAGCAGCACTTGACCCCCATGCCATTTGGACGGGGATGACCTCGACGGTGCGGAGCCCGAGTTGAGCAGCGACATTTTGGCGAAGATCCGCGGCAGAAACGAGATCCAGCCGCGCGCTGGCTCCAGAGAGCGTCGTGAAGTGACCGAGCGCATTGGACTGACCGGCGAATGCGATTGCTTTCTTGACGATTGCCGCATTGTCCACCGGGACATCGTCGTTCATCACGGTCTTGACGGTGCCGCCATCCACCCGCACCCGCCACTTCAGATAGGTGGGCGGGAAGCCCCAATCCGGGGCGGACATCTCGACCGGGTAATCCACGAGCACGCGGCCATCCACGCGCGTCGGACTCGACACGGTGATGGTGCGCTTGATCGCGCTCCCGTTCATGATTTCTATGGTATAGGTGTGCCCAGACGGATTCTGGTTCGGGTTGAACGACAGGACGACATCGCCCCACGAGTTCGCGACCATCTCCAGGTCTGTCGGGAAAACCCAGGTGATGGGGTCCGGGCCGGCATCGCTGCTGTCCCCGAGCGCTCCGATCAGCCGGCCGGAAATCGGAATCCACCCATCACGCCAGACCTGGGGTCTCGCCCACACACACACGTCTTGGATACCCCACCCCAGGGCCTCGTTGATGACCATATTGATGCGTGGCCACACGGTCGAAGCGGTGGAGGCCAAAAGGTTGAACCCGCCGAAATACTGAATCTTGTCCAGGGGGTAGTTGAGGTCCCCGGTGCCAGCGGACAAAGTCCGGGAATGGTTCTCCCAATCTCCGTCGATGACCCAATCGTAATCCTCAAGCTGCAAGACATCCCACGCGGGGTAAATCCAAGAGGAAATGGGGAAGTTCAGACGGGTGACAATTTCCGAGGTGGGCGCGAGGATCTGCGGCGTGAACAGGAGCACGTAGCAGGTCGCGGAGCTGTGAACCGCCTTGACCTGGTCCCTCAGCCAGAGGGTCGAATCTCCGAGCTTCTCAGCGAGCCAATCCAGATAGTCCCCATGCACGCCAACAGACCCATAGATGCTCTGGAGGTAGGGCGTGGGGACCGCATTCCCGGTCTCACTCACATAGAGCGCGGTCGTGGTCTCGTCGTAGATGCACGGCCCGCCATCGGTGTAAGTGCCGTCCCACCACCACGGCTCGCCCACCTGATAGCGCACGGAACCCCCGGCATTGTTCAGCGCCGCGCACATCCACAAGGCCACGGATTTCAAGTAATTCATGGCGTCGGAGACGGTCGGGGCGATCAGCGTGGACGGCGGTTCCCAGCCCGTGCGTGCGCCGGCGCCGGTGTAGTCCTTTTGCTGCCACTCCACCGGGCACATGGCCGCAAAAATCTCATAGGACTGCGAGATCACCGGGTCATACCCGGCCTCTACGAGCCGCTCGAACAGGTCGCGGTACCACATGCGCACCGGCGTTGAGACCGGGTGAGATGGATCCACCAGGAAGGATTCCGCAGTGTCGTCCCAGGTCAGTTCGTGGAGATGCGACGCGCCGATATAGATGACATATTGGCCGGAATAACCGAGTTGGAGCAGACCCGTGACAATCCGCTCGGGGGTCAGGGGATAAGCGTCGTCTCCACCATCGCACATGCGCACGGCGTGGCCCGGCGTCGCCAGGAGCCGCTGGATCATGGATGTGTTTTTGCCCGACACCCTCATGTTGGTGACGGTGAAGACCACATCAATCTTCTCGGAGAGAGGGGCAGTGCTGTCCTTGTCATAGGCATCGGGGGCGAAGCCCACGGAAAACTCCGTAATCCGGTGCCAGGGGATGATGACGCGCTGCGCCGCATCGTCCGGGTCAAATCCACCGAGAACTGGAGCGCCTGAAAAATCGATCCGGATATGGCCCGCGTTGATCGTCCCGGATGTCAAGTAATTGGCAAGGCGGATGTAATAGACATCGCCATCATCATCGGTGACGGTCATGGTCAGGCCCGCCGCGCTCGACTTGCTGCCACTGGTCGACCCATCAAGGCCAGTCAATGTGAAATCGAAATCGAGGATGCAGCCTGTGTAATTGGGAGAGGTGTAATAGCCGAGGCCCCTGTGGCTCCATTTGTCCTCTGAAGCCCACTTCAGCCCCACAAGGTCGGAATACGACCGCAGGGTGGCGTAGAGCGTCATCCCATAGGTGCTGGTGGTGATGAGGGCGGCCGATGCCGTCAAGGGCAGGTCGATGGTCCAATAGGCCGGGGCGAAGCGGTCGAGCAGGACTTCGTATTCGGCGTCGTCCACGCACAGGACGCTGTCCGCGTCCACCACCCAGGACCCCGCGTCCAGGCCGCCCACATAGGAGCTGCTGGCATCATACCCGAAAGCAGGGGTGTACTCGATCGAGGGAACGACCGTATGCAGGGTCACGCCGGCCGGCTTGAACTCCACGTAGCGGCCGGCATAAATCGAGAACATGACCATGATCGGCCGGGCGCCGGAAATGCACACGACCATGCTCATGTCCTGGTTGTCCAGGATGAAGGGGAAGCTGTCCGTCGTGCCGTAGAAGTCGAGGATCGCGGCGCGCGCGGTCCCGATGGTCCCGTCCCAGGTGTTGACCTTGATCTTGAGCCGGATCAAAGCCCGGTAGGTGTCGTCATCCAGCTCATAGAGGCCGGTCTCCGGGTCCGTATCCTGCTTCCAAATGCCCTGGTCGAAACCAAGGCCCTCGGAGTCGAACGAAAACCACACCGAGATCAGGCAGGTGGAGATGGTGCGCGACACGCCCACCCAGGCTCCGACCGCGTCAAGCTGCACCCCGACCGCGGTGTCGAGATCGAACGCTTCCGGGAGCGTCTGGAGGAACGATTGAGCCTGAACAGCGGGCTCAACGGTCGCTTCAACAGTCGCGACGAATTTGCTCTTTCCCCGATGCTCCGACGTGATGAGGCCGGAGTAATCCGAGGTCGTGAAGGGGGCGTCGGACATCAGCTCACCGTGATCGCGATATCGGAGGTGGTGCAGGTCGGCGCCTCGTCGAACGCCATGGACAAACTGTCCGTGCCGAGGGTCCCACCCGCGCGGGAGATCCTCAGAGATGTGATTTCGAAAGTCTCGCCATTGCTGGTGTTTGAAAGGTTGGCCGGAACGTAGAGACGCGCGATATACACCTCAGCACCGAAATCCAACCCCGTGATGTAGCTGACAATCGCGGACCGGATCTTGCCGGCGATAGCGCTCGAATATCCAGAAAGCGCTATAATATGGAGGGAAACCTTTACCGTTACATAGGACGGCCTGGAGAACTCCACCCGGTGCGGAACACCGTAAATGTCCGTAACGGTCATGGCAGTCGTGCCATAAGTGCCGCAGCCCGGCCCTTTCTTGGCGTAGATCGTGTCCGCGACGTCTTGAGACACCCCGCCCTCCACCACGACAGCGATGGAATGACCGGGGATGCCGTTGGTATCTTCTCCATCCCCGTCGTTCTCGATCCCCCCGTAGCGGGAGACTCCGTCGAGATCTGCGATCGCCCCAATCAGGCCCCGGAACACGGTCTTGGATGGGATTTCGGTGGATGTCGCCTGCCGGCGCCGCAACGCCGCGTCAGTCTCGACCGCATCCCCCTTGTCGGCGGCTGTCGGATTGGTGACGGTCTGCCAACCACGGGTCGGCGTGCCAATCGTGGTGATGGTCTTCGCGGCTGCTGAAATGGCGCCAGCTTCCGAAGCCGTGGCCGTCACCGTGATCTGTGCGGACGAGGGGATGGTGACCGTCGTGGGCAGCATCCACTTGGTGCCGGCGTCGTCGGTCGCATAGCCGTTCGAGATGATAGTTCCGACTGTCCCACCGAGGAGAAGATCAACCGATGATTTCGAGGCCGATTGCTTGGTGATCCCGTTGATCTTGACCATGCGGGCCAAGCCTTCACCCTGTGCCGTCGCAGGGGAAAATGCCTCGTAAGCGGACACGCACATGGCATTTGCATCATGCAACGCGGTCGCGAGGATGCCGATCCACTGCCCGTCTTGGGAATCCGAGCCAAGATAGATGTCGGACCCATAGATGGACCGGTATTGCTCGACCAGCCACGCCCGGATTTCAGTCAAAGTGGGCGCGGTGATGCCGGTCGAGTCGATGGTGCAGGTGATCGCCATCGTCGCTCCAAACGCAAGCGGGCCGGCGTGAGCCAGCCCAAGAAGACCAAAGGAAGAGAAATGCCGCTCAGAGCGGCGCGGTCACCGTCGTGGCGCCATAGTCGGTCGTGATCGTCGCGGAGACGGTGAAAGACCGTGTGTCCGGATCATAGGTCGAGGAATAGGCATCGAGCGAGGTCACGCCCTCGGTGCCCACGATGCGCTCCCGGAGCGCCGCGTCACGCGTTCCTGACGTGTGCTTGCCGAGGATCTTGGTGTTGTAGGGTGTCCCGTCCGTCGTATCGAGAAACCATTCTCCAAGCCAAAGGGCGAGGCGGGTCTTGACGGCCTGGGCCGGCGCTTCGGGAACATCTTGCCAGAAGTCCGCAGCGCTGTGACCGAAGGTCATGTCCCCCGAAGATGTCAATTTCCGATAGCGCATCAGATCACCGCATAGACCTTGGTGGATGGCCCCGCCTGGGTCAGGACAGGAGACCCACCCTCCCCTCCCAATTGAACCTTGGAGCTGGTGACGATCACCTTCAAATCCCCCTTCTGAAGGGTGGCGGACTCCGTCGTGATGGTCACGGAGGCGTCTTCCACCGTGAGGGAAGCGGTGCCGGACTTGAAGTCGAACACCGTCTTCCCGTCATCCGAGCGGAGCTGGGTGGAGGTTTCCGAGACGTCAGACAGCGCGTTCTTGTCGGACCGGAAGCCGGGGATGCAGAAGGCGTTGGAGAGGTCATGCATCCGGGTGTCGATGATCTGTTGTTCTCCACCGTTCTGCTGCCACACGTCGGGAGATCGGGAGGCCATGACCGCCAGCACCTCGTCGCCCTCTTTCAAAGGAAAGGTGAGGGAGAGGCCGCCGCCGGAGGGGAAGTGGACTTTTACGTCCGGGATCACCGGCTTGAAAATCCACTCCGTCGTGCCGTCCGGCTTGCGGATGATCGACTTGGTGGTCGGCTGGAGATCAGCCGTCTGAGTCTCCCAGTTCATCTTGACGATGGTGCAGGGCTCGGCCGTGTGCAGCTCCGCAAGGCGCGATTCCACGATGGTTTCCACCGCCTCGCGGATGTCTTCGTAGCGTGTTCTGCTGTCCATGTCAAAACCTATTGCGCAATATATCCGGTTACATCTGCGAACGTCTCCTGAGACACTCGCTTTGGAATGAACTTTCCGCTCAGAGGGATTCCGACGATGTCCGAATACCACTCGGTTCCGCGCGTATCCCCGATGTGGGAGAGGAACACGATCTTGTAGAGCCCATCCGCCGCGATGCTATTCTGGAGCCAACTCTGTTGGACTTTTTCAGATTCTGTCGATGTCAATGTGAGTTTGGTCCGCTGGATGCTGGACTCATCGATTTGGACGACGCCGCCGACTTCCAGCCTGGGGTTCAATAGGCAGCGCGCCTCCACCCCACCATCCATGGTCTGGACGGGCATCCCGATCATGCCAGTCCCAGAGTTCAGGACGACTGTGTTGCCGCTCAAAGTCTCACCGTACTTCACGATTTGGAGCTTACCGCCCTTGATCCACCAGGATGCCCCAACAGCTTGGCCGATGGTTCGGAGCTGGTGGCGGACCATGCCGAACATCGCGCGCCCGCGCGGCATCTTCACAGAGCCGAGGTCAGGTATATTCCCAGCGGAGATCCCATATGGCTTCAACGCATCCAGACACGCGTCCACTTGATCCCGGAAAGTATGACCAGATGCGAGCGTTTTGGACATCACCGCATAGGAATAGGCTGTCTGCTCGGTTCTGGCCTGAATGTTGAAATATGTATCAACAGGGGTTTCTCGAGCTGGGCCGCGCTTCTGAACGATCTGGCCATCAAATATGGTTGCAAAATTTCCGTCATACCCAGCTTGTAGCGTAACTTTGGCATATTCATTCTTGCTGATCTTGTTCGCCGTCTCATTGGACAAGTTGGATATGGTGACATCAGCGCGCCATGGTGTTGAACGTGTTGCCATCTCTACATTGAACCTGATCCGCAGATCCGAAACATCAATCGCCTCGCTACCGGTTCCCACATAGAGCCGGCACTGCCGTATCCACTGCCGCGTCATGCCGCCGAAACCCAGTAGAGGTGGGACGTGTCGCCCAGGCTGTCGAAGGTCGGCGCCGCGTCCTGGTCGCCGTCCGTTGCCACATAGAGCGATCCGCCGATGCCGAGGTGCTGGTGCTGCCCCAAAAGGTCGATGCCGGTCACGAGCGGGATGCCGCAGACGAGGGCCGTCCCGCTTTCATCAGCAATGTCCAAGACCCACCCGGCATCGGTCGCGGCGCGCCATTGGAGCGTGAGCTGATAGGCAACGTCGTTTAGGACCACTGAAAACGTCTGATTAGACGCGGGGGTGATGGGGATTTCATAGGTTGCGGCCATGTCGGCTCCCATAGAAAAGCCGCCCGGTGAGGGGCGGCTTGTTTGATTGCTCGAACGTGGTGGCGGGCCTAGGCGGCCTCCACTTTCGTGGGCAGAGGCACCTCGACCCCATAGGCCCTTTCCCATGCGGCGGCATGGTAGGCTTTGACGGTGCCGTAATTCTGGTCCGGCACGTCCAAGGGGCTGAACCCCACTTCGACGGAGACGCGCTTGAGCACGCGCCAGTCGAACTTGCGATCGGGATAGAGCTTCTCCATCCGCTTGACGCTCGCCCATTGGCCGGATCGATCCAGCTCGATTTGCAGATGCTTTATCCGCTTCATCGCCTGCGACGCGGTGTTCATGGCCGTCGCCTCGCGGCGGGCGCCGATCTCAGCCTTTGTGCGCTCTGCGATCTGCCGGGCCTCATACTCAGCCGCCCACGCCCGCGCGGCTGCGGCTGGGTCCGAGAAGTCCGGCATCGAAATGGCGCTCGGCTTCCCCTCCATGCGCTCACGCACGACGGTGTTGCACCACATGTGGAACTTTGGAGAGAGGTACTTCGCGTAGGCAAGGCCGATTTGCCAGTGAGCGAAGGTGGCGCCACCGATCCCACGCCCTCCCTTCTGCGTTTGGATATGGGCCTTGCCCACTTCCAAAGAGCCGGCCACGCACTCGACAAACTCCTTAGTGGCATCGTGTCGGAGCCATTCCGCCGGGCGCTTGCTTTCCGGTTCGCCAGCCGCCTTCCACATATCGGTGAGACACAGCATCTCATCCCGGTCGTGAATCTCGACACCATTGAACGTGAGGGCGGGAACTGCGATATAATGAGTGGTCATCTGGGCAACCTCATTGCCTTGGTGATGAGAGGTGCCGCGCGTTGGAACGCGGCGTTTCGGATTGACGGCGGGGTCCATTGGCCTAGAGAACCGAACCCCGCCGTCGCCGGCTTACTCAGCCGAACCAAATGAGAACATATCAAGAATAGACGCACAGACGCGGCGGCAAGTCGAGGGGCTTCCCCTCTATACTCCGGCCGCCCGCCGCCATTCACAGCCAGCCGAAACGTGGGGGATGGGCGGACCCTGAAGAGTGGTGCCCGGCGGGTCCGCCCATCACCGCGACGCCCGTGTTCGTCGCGGGGTGTTACGCAGTGCTCTATCCAATATGGGGCATATTCACACAGAGCCGAAGAAGAGGCCGGTGAAGGGTCGGGCGATTAACGCATTTCGCCCACAATCCCCATAATTACCATTATCCACAAGCTATAATCACTAGATGCGTGGATAATCAGTTTTTCCCCAGGAGAGGCTTCGCCCACTCGGCACGCTCACGGTGCGTCTTTGTGCCCATGAGCACGCGGCCCCACGATGGGTCTCCACCATAGTGCCGGGTGACGATGTCCGCGAACACGCCTTCCAGAGCCTTTCCGAAGTCGGGTTCCAGGCCCCGCTCAACCCGGACATTCGCGCCCATGATCGCTCGATACAGCTCTCGCGCGAGAGTAAAGCCGAAGGGGAGGTCAGAATCTGGCTGCAACTCGGGCCTGGGGAGAGACCGCCGGTGCGCCTTCACCTTCACGGGCTTCAACTCGCCCTTGAGATAGTCCCGGAACACCCGGACCATCTCCACCGTGATTTCCGCCGCCTTCGGGGTGTCCGACTTGGCGGTGATGTAGATCGCCTGTTCCTCGTTCAGGGAATAGACCGTCGAAGGCCGGCCACCCTTGGAACCGGGTTTATTTCGCATGAAATAAACCTCACCAAACTGTTGCAGCGCCTCGATATGCCGCTTGATAAGCGGCCGGATCATCTGCTTTTGGACGAAGCCCAAAGCCTCAGCAAGGCGGGTATCTTTGACACGCGCCACCCCATTGATCACTTCCAAATCGGAGACGGTGATAAGGGCGCCCATCACATGCCCTCCTTCACCTTGTGAGCCGCGCCGCCGGCCAGAACCGGACGCTTGGGCTCCGCCTCGGCCAGCGCGCCGCCGTGGCGCGGGCCGAGAATGGTCGCCTTCAGCAGCATGAGGGTAATGGTCGCCGCATCTTCGGCGCGGCGGGAAACTGTGTTAGACACATCGGTAGCCTTGGGCATGGGAACGGTCCTTGCCTGGGGTTAGAGCCGGGCGGGGAGATCTGACCTTCCCCTCGGCTCGACAAACTACGTGTAACGGAGTTTATCGCGCTGTGCAACAAACTTCTCGCCGGCCTGGAAGCCGTGGCCCGCTTCCTACAGGACAAGGGAAGCACGTAGCGGTCCGGATGCATCCCGACCTATTGGACCCATTGGAGAAATGGGTTTCTCTCAAGCAAGAGAAACCCACCTTGTCAGAGGCCATCCGCGCCATCGTCCGTGACCGCCTTGTCGCGGATGGGCTGATCCCGGTTAAGCCCGGCTCCGCTCCCGACTGAGATTGGGATATGGTGCGAGGCTCAACCTGTGGGGGAATGGAATGGTTAGGCGGTTCGCGGTTGCAATCTGCGTCATCTTGGCGCTCGGGGGAGCGGCGTGCGGGGCGGATGACCCTGACATCATTGGGACTTGGTCAACGAATTGCCGAAAGCTGCCAATCACTGAGACGTTTCATGTCGACATAGACAGCGTCCAACTCGGAGATCGCCACTGCATCTTCGTTGATTGGAAGAATACCGTAGTGGGCTGGTATTCACCACTCGCGTGTTCAACAGAAGGTCGAATAAGTGCCGGTCATTTTCTCGTACAAAAGAAGGCGCCGACGCAAATTGACGTCGATTTTGACGGGCTGAACGAAACGCTCTCCAAGTGCGACACGCCGCCATCTACCGCTACTGCGGCACCCAAGGATATCAGCGCTCGCCTTAATGGCGATTGGGCGCGGGACCGCAAAGCCTGCGATCTCTATAAGTCGGGAGAATTAGATAAGCCTGGGTACGACACGGCGACGCTAAGCCGATTTGGCGTCGCCACTTTCGAGAACGGCAAGTTTGAAATGTGGGCCAGTCCGATTCGGTGCCAAATATCCCTGAGCGGCAACCTAGAACGCGGGAAATACGACATCTCAGCGCAGTGCCAAGTGAAGGACTATCCGGCACGCCCCGCAACGGGAGCTGTCACCTTCCGCCCATCGGGTACCGCCAATATGGAATTGCACGGCGCCGACTTCGGCCTCATCAAGCTCATCAAGTGCGGCCAGGAATAGAGCCCCCACATCCCGACCTGCCGCCATTCGCGCCTTCGCGGAAGACGGGCTTCATATGCTCGGCAGGGATGACTCCACTCGCGATTGAGCTTGGGCTATGGTGCCCGCCTCATTTGGGGGGGGGGACACTAATGACTCAGGTTTCCGCAGTTTCTGTTTCCGGCGTACTCGGGCACATGAATTCTGACGATGGCCAGCATGCCTTGATCGGGTTCCAAGAGGCCGAAGGCGCCGAATTTGCTCTAGCCATTCCCCATGCGCTCCTGTTGCAGGTCATCAGCTCTATGATCGCAGCTTCAGCGGTGCAGGAGACCCCAGAGGGTGGCGGGATCGTCGCAGTCGAAGCTCTGAAAACGAACCGCTTTTATGTAAATGAGACAACGACCGGGGCGCTTCTGAGATTTTGGCTTTCTGGGGGTGGTGTCATTCCCCTGGAGATTTCGAAGGATGTGGCGCAGCGGCTCGTAGAAGTACTCGGCTCGGTGGTTGGGGTGCCACCCACGGCGTTCGCGTCTCGAACAGACACGCCGCAATAAGCAGCGGAACACGGCGAGTGGGCGCGGGAGCCTGAACGTCCATGTCGTTCTCCTCTTCATGATGGTCCGGGGCTTCCGTTTAAGCCCCGGCTGGTGTTACCGTCCCCGCTCAACCTGTGGGGGAATGGAATGGTTAGGCAGTTCGCGGTTGCAATCTGCGTCATCTTGGCGCTCGGGGGAGCGGCGTGCGGGGCGGAAACCTTTCGCGACCCGCAGAAATACGGAGATTGCCTCGTTGAACGGGGCGTCGTGATCGCTCGAAAGCTGGGGGTTTCCGCTGAACGGGCATCGGAACTGGCAGGCGTACAGTGCAAATTCGTGGGAGACGAGAGAGCCTTTGGTGAAGGCGACTTCGGCGATGGCATAATCTACACCATCGAACAGCGCTTGGCGCAAAGCACAGCCCGGTCACCTAACAACCTCACCGATGCGCAGCGCCGCAAAATCGTCCTGCCAGCTATAAAGCTATCCACGGATTGCATCGCGGCAGAGGCGGCAAAAGACCCTGACATCCTGGACCTGATCCGAGATGGCATTCTCTACCGCCGCACCCCGCTTTATGCAGACCGCTGCCACACTCAACTGGATGCGATGAGCGAAATTTATGACAGAGTTTACGGGACGGGGAAGGGTAAGGAATTCGTCGAAGGCCCATACGGGGCAGACTTACCTCGCGCAGTCACGGAGCGGATCCAATCAGGACGATTCAAGCCTGCCGCCCCCATTGCGACGGGAGCCCCACCTGCAGCGCCCACGCCCACAACCGCACCAGCTTCAGCTTCCACGCCAGTTCCACCCCATTCGAATGCTGCCGGCCCAGGTCGCGGCTTAGAACCCCCAGCCCTGCCAAGTGAACTCATCGCATCAGACTTCGCGATGAAAGATCTACCGCTAATCCACCAGACGTACGGTGATAATCAAGCCCGTTTTGTTAGAGATTACCGGAACAAAACATTTGGTGCCAGCATGTCCGTCCTCGGCATCCGTGAGGCGATGTTTGAGCGTGGGGAGTTCCATGTGGCATTAGGCGAAAAATCAAACATTGATGTGATGTGCAATTCTCTGACGCCGGATACTATGAAGATTATATACTCAATAAATAAAGGCGACAGTGTATACGTAAAGGGGAGGATCGACGATCACACTTTTGGAATGCTCATCTTGCAGGACTGCTCAATTTCTACAAAATAGAGCATTCTCTCCCCACATTCGCCCCGCCGTCACCACGCCTCCCGCTTACGAAGTGTCAAGGAGGGTATGGCAGCTTCCATACGCGGCGGCGCCGCTGCGGCAGAATGGGGGCTGATAGCCATGTCGGACGAAGAGAATTTCGCCAAGTACCAGCCCAAAGTGACCGAATTGACGATCTTGGAGGCCGCCCAAGCTTTCGGCACTGGCGATGAGGTCATCAGTCTTTCCGGTCGGCAGACCGGGATTGATTCTTTTGTTCTCGTCCTTGCAAGAGATAACCACCAGCATACCGTGGTCCTAATGACCGGAGTGTGCGCTCGCGAGCTGGGTGCCCTGCTTGTAAGCGAAGGCTTCGGGCCTCAATCAGCATGATATCCAGCTGAGCAAAAAGCCTCTTGGTCTCGGCGGGGTCACCCGCCCAATGACGCAAACGTTCATCTTCCAGATCGTCACTCATTCGACCAGTTCTCCAGCACATAGGTTGATCCAGCAGACGATTCAGTTGCCTGCTTCGTCCCCGCATTCGTCGTCCCCGATGTCCGGGCCGGGTCTGCCTGGGTGCTGGACGAATTTGTCGCCACCGTGCTGGTGCTCACAATCAGCACCTCGCGCAGCATCACCCGCGCGAACAGGGCGTAAGCCGTGGCGGCCGATGTGCTCACCTCAATCCCGGTGATGAGCATGTTGGAGTAGACGCGCTTCGATGTGACCGCTGTGAAGGGCTCCCGCTGCGCCTGGAGGGCAAGCAATCCCTCCTGGATGAGCCTGGAGTAGCCCTGGAAATTGCCCGAGTCCGACCAGCCGCAGCGCAATTCTACTTCCTTCGGCATCATGAAGGCGTGATCGGAGATGGCCGCCCCCTTCTCCACCGGATGGTTGGTGATGAACAGGCTGTCCCGGCTGATCTCCTCAACCACCACATTGGGGACGATGCCACCGATGGAGGCGCCGGCCGACACCAGGATTTGGTCCACGGTGCCGAGCACGGCCTCGACGATGTTTGCCATCAGGCCACAGCCCTTTCGACTTGATCCGTCAGGCCTCTGTTCACCCTGAGCTGCGCCGCACTGACCTCGCTGGTGGTCCGTGATGGGTCCGGATCACCATGCACCACGATTTCCGTCTCTTGGTCGGCGGCCAAGGCGAAGGTGTCCGTGGTGGACCCGAGCGGCGGCGCGTAGAGGCTTTTCTGGTCGGGTGCCGCGAAGGGCTTGTCGATGATGATCTTCGGCCGCTCCGGTTCCTTGGTCTTCGTGCTCTCGTCGAACTCCTTCATGCGCCCGACCCAGCCGCGATCAGGCCCCTCAACGCCGAACCGCTCGCCCCCGGATTCGAGGGTCTGATAGCCCTTGTTGAATTGCACATCTTCCGAGGCATTGCCGGTGGCGTAATTCGAGATGTTCGAGCCTCCCAGTACTGCATCCATGATCTTGCGGTATTTTTGGAGATAACGCGGATCGCGCATATATCCGCTGGCCCGGCGATGGGTCGTGCCTGGAAAATACCCTTCATCGAGTGCTTGGCGGAGGGTCTGGCGCCGCGACGCGGCACGGTTCAACACGCTTTCCGCGAATGCCTGCTGCGCCTTGGCTCCATTACCGCCCGTCTCGGCTTCGATATATCCGGCAAACCGCGCCGCCACCTCTGGGTCTTCCATCTCCTTGGCGAACCGCTTGCGCGCGTCGGACAGGGACATGGCGGGCTCGGTGGAGGTGGGCGCTGCTGCCTGATCCGTGCCGCCGCCGGCCCCACCCTCGCCTTCCGCGCCACCATAGCCGAACAGCTTGCCGATGAAGGACTTCGCCCGGCCGAGGAAGCCCTGCTTCTGCGGCGCGGCCTGGGCCTGCCCGCCTTGGGCCTGACCACCTCCCGCCGGTGCAGCCTCAGCCTTTCCGGGCATCAGCGCCGCGATAAGGGCCACAATGCCCGCGATGACCAGGCCGAGAGGCCCGAGTATGCCGGCGACGGTCATCGCCATCCAGCCACCCCCGATGATCTCGATTGCGCGAAGGAGCCCGTTCCCGCTGGTCATCCATTCGAGAAAATCCAAGAGCCCCTGCCCGCTCCCGAACACGGCCACAGACCATTCCTGAACTTTGGTGACCAGATCGGACAGGGCCGCCACCAAAGCCACGCACACGGCGACGATCTTGTCCTGGTGCTTTTCCAGCCATGCCTTCAGGTCGTCGATAATGGGCATGAGCGCCGGCCCGAGCGCCAAGGCGATCTTCCCCAGCATGGCGTCCAAGTTCATGAGCATCCGGCGCCAGCCCTGCATGACGAGGGTGGAGCTGATGCCGGCCTCCTTGCCGTTCACGCCATAGCGCTTGTAGGCGTCTTTCTGGTCCGCCTTGAACTTCTCGATCTTGGCGGCATTGGTCCGGAGGTTGTAATAGTCCTCTTCCGTGATCCCGAAGAGGTCGGCGGTGCGCACAGCTGTCGGGTAGTCCTGGATTTTGTTGATGGCCTTGATGGTATCCGCAAACACCTCTGCGGTGTCCCGGATCTGCCCATTCTGCCTCGTTTTGACCCCGAGATTGTGCAGCACACCCGTGAGTGCCGGGAACCGACGCAGGTGCGAGGCGAAGCTGTCAAGGATGCCTTCAGCCCGCCCCCCGCTTACGCCCGTCTGTTGGAGGGCATAAGCCAGAGCCCGAACCTCCTCGATCGAGGTGCCCGCTCGGTTCGCGACCGCGTTCAGATGGTCAAGATCCGTCGTCGTGGAAGCGAACAGTTCCTTCGCTTTATGTTCCAGCCGATCGAGGAAGGCCCCGGCCTTCAGCACGGCGGCATGGGCCTTCTCAGCCGTTCGCTCCCAGGCGGACGCCTCGCTCTCCTTGATCTCGTAGCCCAGGGAGACGATGAACTCTTGGATAGTCTCCATCAGACGAACGCCGATTGCCCATTGCGGATCAATTCAGATGCAACGCGGCTCTGCGCTCCATTGAGGTTTGCGGCCGTTCCGGCCGGGTCAGAGGACCCATAGACCGTGATCGACGTGCGATTGTTGATCGAGGCCATCCGGGCTGAAGACGCTCCGAGGGCGGGGGCGCCGAAAAGTTCGGACTGCTTGTCCTTCAGGCGGGTGGCCTGCTCGTCCTGGAGAGCCTTCAATTCATCCGGGCTCATCTGACGACCGCCCTCGTTGGGTGCCGTCGAAAAGTGCATCGGGTCCTTGGTCGACTTCCAATTCATCCCCCAGCCAAGACCCCATTTTTCTGCAAGAGCCCCCGTGCCTGAGGGGAGGTCGGTGCGCGTGCTCCCATTTGGGTTGGCATCTGGATTGATGTCGATGGCCATGCCGTAGGCGTGCTTCGACTTTTGGCTAGGGTTGTTCACGTTGGCGCGGTCGGCAAATCCACCGATGTCCTTGATCTGGTAGCCGGTCTCCTCCAGGTCATTGACAAACCCTTGGAATTGACCTTGATATTTTTCATCAACCCAGGCAACACGCCCATCCTTCGTTTTGACCGGCGCGAGCCCGGCACGCGGCGCAGAACCGCCCCCGTCTCCATGCAGCCCTCGGTTCCTCTTCGTCGGGCTCCCCTTACCTTTCCAATACCATCCCCCCGGTCCGTATTTGCCCCATAGCGTGCCTCCTCCCTCGATTTCTGTCGCGGGGCCGCCGATTGAGGCGCCAATTGTTTCCTGCTGAGGCCGCGTCACCATGAGATATCCATAGGCCCCCGCCCCAGTGAGCGCGACAAGAGCTAAAAATGTAGAGCTCCCGGCGAGCGACGCCAAGAAAAGCGCCCACTTGGCGATGAAGGCGGCCAAGGTCACCCCAGTGAGCACCTCAAGCGCGACCTTCAGGCTATTTTCATCTCCGGTGAGGAGCTTCACCATCTCCGCGAACTTGTCCACCACGGGCCGGAGGGCCTTAAGCAGCTCACCGAAGTCGGCGATTAGCCCCTTCACCGCTTCCAGAACTTGGTTCAAGATCTTGACGATCTGCTCCTGGTGCTCCTCGAACCATTTCGCGATGTCCGCCATCAACTGGTTGAGCTGCGGCTGAAGCGCGACAGTGATTTTCTCGAACAGGACCCAGAGTTCCATCTTGAGGCCGCGGAATCTCGTCATCAGCTCGTTGGAGCTTTCCGCCGCCTTTTTCGGATCGACACCAAACCGCCTTTGGGCCGCCTCCTGCTCCGCTTCAAACTTTCGGATCTGGTCCTTGTTCTTGACCCACTTGTTCCATGTCTCCTCCGGAATGCCGATCATCTCGGCAAACTGGTTCGAGATGGCATAGTCCTTCTTCGCGAACACGTCCGCAGCATCCATCAGGATCTGCTTGACGTCCTTACCCGCCGTCTTGATCCCTTGGGCGTTGAGCCACTTTTCAACGCCGGGGTTTGTGCGCATCGCCTTCGCGAGACCGCTGATGGCGCCCATTGCCTCATCTGCCGTCCCGCCGATCTGCGTGAAGGCATAGCTGAGCGATTTGATGCCCGCGACCGTCGAATTGGTCCGCTGCGCCGCGAAATAGAGGTTGTCGAAGCTTTTGGATACCGCGACCACCGTGGCCTGAATCGTGGCCGCTGCAGCTGTAAGACCGGCGGCCATCCATGCAAATGTCTTGCCCAGATTGTCCAGGGCAGAATTGAAGCGCTGTTCCTGCGCCTTATCCACCTTCAGGCCAAGGGCAATGACATATTCCTCAATGGTTTGTGCCATGTCACTGCCCCTGCTTCATAGTCGCCTGAACGCGGCGGGTGTTTTCCGCCTCAGCCGCGATTGCCTCATTCATGAGCGCGATATCGCAGAGGTCCAAGGTCCCGTCCTTCAAGCTCTCATACTTGCACCAGCCCCTCGCGACAGGCTGAAGCAGCCAGTCCATGCCGTCCGGCAGGCTTACGAGGTCGCAGTCCGGAGCAGCCCCGCTCCGGTCGAACCGGAGAACAGGGCGCCGAAAAAAGGCGCGAGGTCCTTCTTCACCACATGGGCGACGATGGTGAGCATGGTGAACAGGTCGAGGTCGTCGAACATCGGCGCTTCGGCGGAGGTGGACCACACATTGGCCCAGGAGGTCCCGGCCTGACTCGTCACGCCGCGCTGCACATGGGAGAGGCACCGGGCAAGGATGGCCTTGGTGTCCGCCTCCGGCAGGCTCGCGATGCCCTGCGCCAGGGGCATCAGGTCGCCCACCTCCATCTTCAGGAGCGCACCGGCCAGCGGCCCATTCGACGCTTCCCGCGCGGCGGCCTGGATCACAGGCACCAGCGAGGCCGCGAGCGGGGTGAGCTTCTGCACCAGGAAGAGCTGATCCATGGCGTTGAGCTTGCGCGCCCGGTAGAGCACGCCGTTCAGATCGAAGTCTTCAGGTGCGTTCATCATCCGAGCTTCTGGTCAATGGTGATGCAGTCGAAGGACCATTCCAACGTATTGCCGTTCTTGGCCCATGCGTTGTCGGGCATCTTCTTGAATGCGCCGCCCTGGGCTGTCACCACGTCCCCGCGGACCGTGTCGCGGATGGAAATGGTATTCTGCCCATGGTTCGCCGGGGAAGAGGTCTGGTATCGGTAGAGGTCGGTGAACAACTTGTTCACGGCCGACGTCTTCAGGAGGCGCACGGTGATGGTGCCCGCCCGGCCCGCATGGAGCGAGTGCATGCCACCGCCATCCGCGCCGATGGTCATGGTGTTCTTATCTTCGATGAAGGTGACGGTGATGCCCCCCTCGTCATTGTCCGAGCCGTAGCCGAACGAGAACGAACCGCCAGGGCCGTCGATCGAGCCCGTGGCGGAGGAAAAACTGTATACGGACAATAAATCCTCCTATGTCAACGGTTTACATTCACGGCGATGACGACGCTGTGGATCGCGCCAGCCAGTTTGACGGCGACCTGGAAGGACACCGACTTGCGCGCCTCACGGTCGGCCTGCGCTTGCTCCGAAATGTCGGGCTGGTAGACGTAATACCCGGTCTCCAGGTAATCCCCCTGCTTCAGGGTCCCGAACCCGGCCGCGTTCCAGGTCCCAGGCGCGACGAGGCCGTTCTTGACCGCCTGCTGAAGGCACTTCTCGATCCGCGTCGCGATCAAAGAGTTGCCGGCGTTGGTCTGCGGCACCTTCGTCGTGGAGGTGTAGAGAAGGTTCCAGACATCAGTCTGGATGTAGTCCTTCAGCCAGTCTAGGCCGTGCACTTCGTCGAAGAAATAGCCATTCGACATCACCCCTTCCTGGATGATGGCGGTGGAATTGTCGTAGTTCACGAAGACGTTGCAGTGCTTCGCCTTCAGCGTGGAGGCCTGTGTCTCTGTCAGAGTCTCAGCTGTCATCCCCGGCTCGGTCTTGAACTTCATCGTGAGCGTGGTGTCGCTCCCGGTGAAATCCACCGTGGCCGCTCGGCCAAAGAAAGAGGCCGCCGCATAGGGCTGTGATGAATACTGTAGGAAGGTGTGCGAGAGGCCAGCATCCGAGCATAGGGAGGCGAGATCCTCCGTATTCGTGCTGTCGAGCACCGTGCTGCTGGTCACAGTGCCCCCCAGCATGCGCGCTTTCCCGAGCCCCTCGACGATCTGCGCCGCCGCGAAGAAGTCGTCTAGATTGTCGTCCGTATTCTGGACCAGGATGCCGGCATACCAGTCCCCGGAGGTGTCCACGAATGCCTCAATGGCATCGGAAAGGCTTTCCGCCGCGATGCCGTCGACAGGAGCAGACGCAGTGCTCGACGTGAACTTGAGGGCAGTCGCGACGCTGGTCCCGGTGGAATAGTTCGTCGCGTAGGTGACGGTGGAACTGGTTCCGGTCGTGTCCGATTTGACGACGAACCGGTTTGCGTTCGCATCCCAAGTCACGGACGCGCCGGTGAGCCCCGCATCGATGATCGCGGCGACGGCGGGGAGGTTGGACGCGGCCGAAAAGTTCAGGCCGGTGACGTTCTTCGCGGTGCCATTGATCGAAATGGTGAACGACCCATCCGTGATGCCGGTCCACTCCGACATGCGCCGTTCCGATGTGGACAGCACCCCACCTTTGAGCGTCCCCGGCGTTGGACCCTTTGCCCAGCGCCCGATATAGACGAGAGACGGCTGCGGGCTCTGCGAGAAGAACTTGGAGGCCGCCAGATATTCGCTGTCGGTCGATCCGAAATCTCCCCCAACCCCTTCCAGGGACGAGTAGGAGCGAATGCGCTCTCCCACATCGACCACATCTCGCGTCGAAATGAGCAGGCCGGCGCCAAAGTTCCGAGTTGTCGCCGCAGTTGGGGAAATCGTAACCGTGACGTTGACGACGTCCGATACGGCAAGACCCTGAGCCATCAGGTGTTCTCCGTGTTCCAGGTGGTGGTATTGCCGCCGTCTTCCGTGATGGAGCCTTCGGCCGACAGGAGGTTGCGGACCGCATAGACGCGGGTCACCGCGCGGTTGAGTTTGAACCGCAGGTCTTGCCTGCGGACCCACTGGTTGTTGACAAAATCGGGGGCCGCCCAGATGCGGGAGCATTCCAGGAACCCGAACCCCTGCGCCCGCAGCGCCTCCTGGTTCTGCGGGATCGCGAGCCCGTCCCTCATGCGCGTGGCATAAGCGAAGGCATCCGGCCCATAGAAGGAGGCCAGGATTTCCAGCTCTTCCTGGCGGGTGGCTTCATCCGTGCCCTCCCCATCCGGGTGGTGGACGATGGAGGGGAGCCAGTGTGCATCGCTCGTGGTGATGCGGTACGAGCACCAGTTGACGGTGAGGTCTTCCTTCGCTGGCGGGTTCGGTTGCCACGCCGGGCGAACCATCTTCCCTTGAAGTGCTGTGACGCCGACGATGGCGGCCTGGATCTGGTCCTCGAGCGCGTCATCGGCGGCCGGGGCAGTGGATGTGGGCGCGAGGTAGCCGCCCGACGCGGAATCGGTCACGGCGGGGACATTCCCTTCAGATCGCAGGATGCCTCAACGAATCCCGCCCCATATCGGCTGCAATCGCCCACGGCGCGGACCACATAGCGCTTGCCGTTCCAGGCGATTTCATCGGCGTCGTAGCCGTCCATCGATGCAATGAGGCGGAATTGCGTGATGACGGTGATGGTCTCGGAGACGTTCGAGCCCTCAGCCTGACGTTGGAGAGTGCTCCACTGGTCCGGGGTGACGACGGCGACGGTGGATGTGGCAGTCTCCGCGCGCCCGGACCGTCCGGTGTCGCCGATGGTGACGGCCTGCCGATAGACTGTGATTGTGTCGGCGAAGTCCGGGTCGGTGAGCAGTTCTGAGACGTCAAGGAGCGGCATCAGTCCTCTCCCTTTCGGCGGACTACGTAGGTCTGCGCATTCCGGTAGGCACCGGTGTCGATGAGGGGCTTCTCGCCGGTGCGGCCACGCGCCCGGCGCTTGGCTAGGGTGATCGGAGAAAGAGGCTCGAATGGTCCTTCGGTCAGCCTGTCCCGAACAGCATTCTGACCAATCATCCCCGCGGCGTGGAGCGCTTTGTCTGCCGCGTCCTTCTCGCCGCGAAGCGCGGCCCGTACCCCATTTCCAAGCGCCTTTGCGATGTCGTCGCTTGCCCCAGCTATGGCAGGCCGCAGATGTGGACGCGGAGGGATGTCGAAGCTCTCGCCATATCCATCATCCACCGTCGCGCCGAATTCATGAATGTAGCCGATCTCAGCATTGTTCAGAGCCGGGCGCCGCTCCCCCGGCTCCGGCTCGCGCCCGGCATTTTCGGCCGGCACCCCCACCAGGGCCTCGTTGTGGGTGAGCCCCCGTAGCGCGGCAAGCACCTTTGGCATACCGCGCTTCTTGATCTCGACCGTCATCAGGTGATCCGCGCCCGGCGATTGGCCGCGTAGAACGGGCCGGAATAGGCGCCCTGCATCATCTTGTAGAGCCGGGTGCCATAGGTGGTCAGGTTCCAGGCCCCGGCGCCGGTGATGGTGGTGCTCCCGGTATCGTAGGATACCGTCACCTTATCCACGGTCTTGGAGGACGTGAGGCCGGAGGAGCTGCCCCCGATTCCACCAAATGCCGCCGCCTTCGCGTCCTTCGCCCCCAATGCGAGATTGTGCGCGGCGAACAGCATCGAGGCGAGATTATAGTTCGCGCCGAACAGCCTCTCGCTGATCTGGTTGGGGGCTTGCCCCAGCCAGAACGCCACCTGCGCCTCGGGAAAGGTCATGGTGCTCGCGAACTCCGGGAACGCCGCGACGAAGGTGGCGTAATCGACCATCTCAGGCGGCCTTCAGATCGGCTTTGCGGATGCCGCGCCCGCGGGCATCGCCGTCCGGGTTGAGGGGCTCCAGGCCGCTCTTGATCTCCGCCTGCTCCTCCGCCTGCTTCTTGGCGGTGTCCACCCGTTCGGTGGCGAAGATCAGCCCGGCCTTGACTGCCGGGTGCTCGGCATTCTGGCGCAGCCATTCATCCCAGAAATCGGCGTCCACGCCAGAGGTGAGCGCATAGCCGCCGGAGACCGGCGCATTCGGCGCGTGACCATGGGGCGCCGCATAGCCCTTGATGGTGACCATGTGGCCCACCTGGGCCGCCTCTTCCACCTCGCGCGTGCCGCCGCCGAGGATGGCTTCATAGCGCTTGTTCATGATGAAGGTGCGCAGCACGAGCCCATGCGGGAGCTTGCACGCCACGGTGACAGTCGAGCCCATGGGGCCTCCAAAAGAAAGGCCAGCTCGGGATGCCCGGCCGGCCGTGTTGCGGGAGAGATGGATGCTTCAGATGCCGAGCATGGATGCGATGGCCATGGGCTGGCGGATGACCGCTCCCCAGGTGCCGCCGGTGCGCTTCTGGCGATAGCTCGAAAGCTGGCGGATGATCGAATGCGCGCGCATCTTCTCATTGAACGCGCAATATCCGGTCTCCTGCCCCTCGACGGAAGTTGCAATGAGCTGCATGAGATTGCCGCCCACGACGCCATTCGGATTGGAGGTGCTCTTGACGCCGTACTGAACGGCAGTCACGACCTTGATGTTCGGATAGGACTGCTTGAGGATCTTCTCCGCGGTGATGCCGAACGAATTGGTGAAGGACAGTGCCACCTCGCAGGCGGGCGACATAGCCAGCACCATGGGCGTCGAGGCATCCACCAGGCCGCCAGTCTGCGCCACGAGCTGGGTGAACAGCGCCAGGATGTCGTTATAGACCTCGTTGGCGGTGCAGTTCGGCGCGTTGTTGTTGAACCAGGTGTTCCCAGAGGCCGGGGACGCCTTGGTGGACGGGGTGAGGCTGGCAGACAGGTTCGGGTCGTTCAGGATGCCGTAATTCTCCAGGCCCGACACCCCGAAGAAGTAGCTGAGGTTCTGGAAGCGGTTCATGTTGTTGGCCGCCGCCGCGTCCAGCTCGCTCACGAAGTTGATCTTCGCGAGGCCGGCCCGCTCCAGTTCCAGCTCCCCGTACTCGACGATGGTCTGGTAGAGATAACTCTGCCGCTGCGGGAAGGCGGTATTGGCGCCGGACCGCCCGTTCTCGGAATGGTCCCCATAGCTCGACACCTCACCGTCGTGCTCCACCACCGGGAACATCGCGGTCTGGTCGAGCCAGGAGCCCTTTCGGACCTCTCCCAGGATCTCCGCTGCCTTGGTGGGGGCGAACAGGATTTTGAAGACCTGCGGGTCCACCATGGTGGTGAGGAAGGCGGGGATGCCGCCGTTCGGACTGGTGCTCAGCGTCGGCTGGGCATCTATGGCGAGGGTGAAGTCGCGCTTGGCCTCCTCAGTCACATAGGTCATGACGTCGGGAAGGACGGCGCCGGCCTCCGCGAAGCGCGCGGCGTCGAAAGCCCACGCGGCCTTCGCGTCCTGAAAATTGTGGAAGGTCATGTGTGTGCTCCTTAGCCGAGCGAGTGGGTGCTGATCTTGACCAGCTCGCCAGCGGCGGCGGTCGATCGGGCGATCCACCGCGTCTCCACATTGGAGGTGGCGGTGACGGTGGTGCTGGATGCGGTCTGCGTGGGCGACACGATGTAGGTGCCGGTGCCGCCGGTGCCCGTACCCAGGGCGGTGATCGTGGTGCCGGAGGTCACGCCGGATCCAGACAGGACAGCGCCCACCTTCAGAGTGCCGGACGACACAGCGGACACGGTCAGGGTGCCGTAGGTCTCCGAGATGGTGGTGGACTCCACCGTCTGCCCCGCGAGATCGACAGCATAAGTACCGACGCCACCAGAGGTGCCGGAGAGCTGCGACACCACCTTGGTGCCGGACGCCACATTGGTGCCGGACAGGGTGCCGCCGGGCACGATGGAGCCGGACGACACCACGGTGACAGTCAGCACATTGTCCGTGATCGATCCAGTGACGGACGCGGTGCTGGCAGCGATGGCGCCGGTAACGCTTGCCGTCGCGGCCGACCCCGTGACCGCGAAGGAGGCGGCTCCGTTGGACAGATCGGCATAGGCCACCTGTCCGGGGCGGGCCGTAGTCGAGCCCTCGTTTTTCACCCACAGATCAGCGGACGACAGGACCGTGATCGGGAAGCCGGCGGGAACGACCACGCCCGCCTCCTGGAGATAGGTCGTAAAAAGCGCCTGCTGCTCACGGGGGATGATGCCGGCGGGGGCTCCCAGGCCGGTGTTGAACACCGCCGCCGGGGCGCCGTCCGCATCGTCCGTCCCATAGGAGAGCCACGCGAACCGGCCGATGGTGGCGCCGCCGACACCGGCGACAAGACCGCCGGGGCCAGCGAGGACGGATGCACGCGGATTGGTGGAGGCGAAGTCGCCCGCGACGGCCGGAGCCTGGGCGACGTTCACCTGGGTTTGAAAGTTGGCCATGGTGATTTCTCCTGGCTCAGATGATGCGGACGGGGGCGAGGCCCGGATAACGATCCGCGAAGCCCTTCGCGACCGCGGAATCCTGGGCAACGGCGGGCTTTCGGGCGGCGCCGGGCTTGGGCTGGTGATGCAGGATCACGGGATAGGCGGACGGGTGAACGCCGGTCACATCCACACCCAGCATTTCGAGCGCCGACTTGTAGACGCTGTCGGCGCTGTCCTGAGCGATGGCCAGCTCGCCCACATAGGGGCGGATCGCCTTCTCGGCTTCTCGGATCGCCTGCGCATGGGCGCGCTCGGCTTTCACTGCGGCGGTGATGGCCGCGTCCATGGCGGGCTTGTCCACCGGGTCTTCCTCCGTGTCAGGGTCTTCGTCGAGGGCGGCCGGCGCTTCGGCAGATTCCGCCTTCGTGAGCTTGCCGATGGCTTCGATCATCGCATCCATCTTCGCGGACAGGGCCGCGATGGGGTCCACCGGGTCCGCGTCCTTCACCGGATCGGAAAGCAGCGGAGCTGGCTCCTCTTCCGGGGTCATGTTGTCGAGGCTGTCGAGCACACCCGGAAGGTTTTCCAGGTCGGCATCCTGCGCCAGCTTGCCGGACACACGCTTGGTGATTTCGGCGATGATGGACGGCTTCTTATGCGTGTAATTCTTCGCGGTCACACCGACAAAAGCCGGGGCGATATCAATCTTTTCGTCGGCAGCGAGCTTCGGCGCAAGGAATGCCGCCACGGCCCCCTGCGTGAGCACGGCCTTGCGCGACAGCACAGTCTTGGCCATAGGTGAGTTCTCCTTGGAGTCGCCGACTACAACATCAGGCCCGGCGCGGCCCTCGGAAACGATTGCAAGATGATTTCCAATGATGTCCCGCATCACTCCGTCGTATGCTTCCCCGTCGATTTCTCCGGGGGTCATATCGGCGCGGTAGCGATAGGCGCAGGACAGTTCTTTTTGGGCACTGCTCTCCACGCCGCCGATGGCGTCGCGTGCCCAGATAACGAGGCTGTTTTTCAGGTATGGCGCCTCGAACACGGCATCGGTGCCGGTGGAGCCCACCACCAGGTCGGGCTGGTGGCTGTCCGCCGTCACTGGCACATGCCGGGAGAGCAGCGGCAAGTTGTTGAAGCTTGGGGCGGCCTTCTCCAGCTCATCCGGATCGCGGTAGAGCTGATAGACCTTGTCCGGGTCGAGCCCGAGGGCTTCGAAGTCCGGGATTTCCTTCCCGTAGTAGGGGCAGACGTTGGCCTTGCTGATCGGCGTCAGCTCCACATGGAGCCGGCCGTCTGCATCGTAGGCGCGCACGGATGCTCGGTCGAAGGCGTATACCTCACCGCTCATGCCATTGAACCTCGTGAGAAATGGGCTATCGTCCCTCCCCGGCGCGCAAGGAGGACGAATGCAGAAGCCCGCGACTGATGGATTGCCACCCCTACCGCCGGAAGACCTCGTCGAAATGCTCCGAGAAGCCGCTCAGGATGAAACAGACGAGCTGAACGAGGACATGCCAGAGGCTGCCTTCAGGCTGGGCCTAGCCAAGAAGCACCGCATTGAGGACGCCCTGCAATGGGACGCCGCAGACTGCATTGAGCGGCTGGTGAAGCGTATCGATGAGCTTGAGGCCGAACTTTTGGCCATCAATCCACGCGGAACTTCGATAGGTCGTGAACCCCAGGAATAACGACCTCGGGCCAGCACCTGCACCGATAGATACACCCCGCATGCGCCCGCGCTCCGGTGCGGCGGTCCGCGATAGGCGGGCTGTTCCACGGGATGAATTGCCCCTCGAGGATCTTGTGATCTTCGCGCACGTCGGTGTCGCCTGACGTGCGCCAGAAATAGCCCGGCGACCCGATGTGTTCCGCCCGCGCCCGCGTCAGCTCCGTGGCCGTCCGGCTCACCTCGGTCCGGGCGATGAGCATGGCCCGACTCTCCGCAACCTCACCAGAACGCATGATCTCCTCGGCGACCTGCGCCGGCCGGGTGCCCTGCACAATGCCTTCCAGGGTCAGCTTGCGGACTCGCTCTGCCGCCTCCCTCGGGATGGAGGTGATGAGTGCCGTTTGCGCCTCCAGGCGCTCGCGCATCACCCGGCCCGTGGGCGCCTCCGCAATTTCCTTGCGCAGAGCCCGGCCCATCTTGCGGGACACCTCAAACCATGAGCTTTCGTCCCGCGCCGCGACCTCCTTGACCATCCGGTCCGCGACGGCGAAGGCCCAATCGTCAAGCTGCTGCGCATAGCGGTTGAGCGCCGTCTCAATCTGTGCCGTCAGAGCAGGGTCGACAGGCTCTTCCGGGTCGACTGGCGTGGGATTGAACGCATCGACGATGGATTGGACATGCAGCGCCACGGAACGCAGCGTCTTCACGTACCGATTCTCCGTGACCCTGGAGCGCTTGAATGCCTTTTGCTCGGGGGTCTTCGGCTTGGCTTTGTCGAATGCGAGTTCCAGGGCGGGGAGCATTCACGCCCCCTTCCCGGTCAGGCCGCCTTGTCGGCTTCCTTCGCCTTCGGCGCCGCGAACATCTTTCGACCGTAGACGAGCGCTTCGCTCATCTCGCGCCGAAGCGATTCGATCTCGGAGGGCGCCAGCATCTCGGAAGTTGAGAAGGAACTGGGCTTCGTCCGCGGTGAGAGCGCGGGGCTCGATGTGGAGTTCTTTTCGGACGACATCACCGAACCTCCTTTCAATCTCGCGGATACGATGCGGTTCGGCCGCCATTTTACCGGATCGGCCCGCATTCACAAGAGCGACCACGCCCGCCACCTCACCGCCGCCGGCCCGGATATGGTGCGCCATCTCCGCCACCGTCGCACCCATGACCGTCACGTCGTCTACGATCACATACTGGGCGCCAGCCTTCACCTCGCCCTCGAACAGCGGGCGGGAGATCATGCGGTCCATGGCCTTCGCGCCGGTGTGAAAAGCCCTCACCGACTGCACAACCAAAGCGTCTGCCTGAGCCCCGGTCTCTTCGGCTAGGCGGGCGGCCATCATGACCGGGATCTTGTTCCGTCCTGTCGCCTCGACGGCGAGGACTGGAGCATAAACGGCGTCCGGGCCGAACCTCTTGCCCGCCTTAGCGATCACCTCTGGCTTCATGAGATCCCGCACGATCTCCACAGCCGCGTCCGGATCGCCCGCCTTCGCTGCGGCATAGGCGGGGTGGGCCTTCATTTCAGCGTCGCTGGTGAAGGAAGAGACCACCTCTCCCGCCTCGCGCGGGACACCATCGGTGCGCGGGTTCGCCGCGGAGGTTTCAGCCTGCGTCTTCACCTTGCCTCCACCGCCAGAGCCGCCGGCCGCAAACTTGCCTGCGTCATCGCGCGGATGATCGCTCTCTTCCCACTCGGCGTCCATGCCGCCATCAAAAGGGCGGGAGGCGCCCTCCTTGCGCGCCCGCTCCAGATAGGCCGAAAGGCGCTCCGTCAGCTTCGGGGCGACACGCGCAGCCTCAGCGGGGGAGGATGTGACAAGGCGGGCATAGCGGGCGAGATTGCTTTCCTCACCCCCCTCATCTCGCACGCGCTCCAGATCCGCCCGCGTCACGCTGCGCATCCCCGCGAGGGTGTCGAAGAAGGGCGCTCCCATCCTGGATTTCGCGTCCGCTCCAGACAGCCCGGAGACCATCTGCCGGAGGTCCGCCAAGAACGCCTCCGGGGGCACCTCATAAGGGCGAACCAAACGGGCCATCGCCTCCTTGAGACCCAGCGAGAGGTCGTCGCCAAAGGTCTTCGCGAACCACTGGTCCTCCACCTTACGGCGGGCGGCCTCAGCTTCTTCCGGTGTCGGCCCGGCGTAATCCTCGTCGTCTTCGTGCTTCGCCCATTGGTCGGACGCCCAATCGTCCTGGTCCCACGGGCTCGTCTTGCCAGTGTACCCCTCCCCCCATCCCCCTAAGCGATCACGGAAGGCCGGGGCCAATGCCTTCAGCTCATCTGCGTGGCGTTCAGCGACAGACGCCAGTGGGGTGCCGATGACATCACGCATATCATCCTGCGTGAAGCGGGCGCCGACGAAGCGGTCCAACTTCTCCACATCCCGGTCGCTCAGATCTATGGGGGCATAGTCGTCCAAGACCATGGTCGCCCCGCGAGCGACCTTCTCCTCAAGCGGGGCGTTCCGCGCCTCGAACAGCGCGGCGCGGTGCAGATCGCGCTCCTGGTCCGAGAGCACGTCGCTCAGGTCATCGCCTATAGCGTTTTGTAGGGCGGAATATGGGTCAGCGTGGTCCCCAAGAGCTGCCGCGACGGATGCCGCCCGCTCCGAAGGTGAAAGCGTGGATGGAGGCGGAGGGGCGCCATCCACGTCGTCCTCGTCATTGTCCCCATGGGACGCCCCACCGGCCCCACCGGAAAACCGCCCATCGTCATCACGCGGATGGTCTTCTTCGCTGAAGCCCTCGTCCTGCCCGCCTTCAAAAGGGGGCCGGGTCTGTTTTTCGCCTCCTGGGGTCGGGGGCGCGAAGTCTGGTTCAGGCGGCGGCGGGGCAAGCTTCGCTTCGACCACATCCATTTCGGTGATGGACGTCCACACTCCGGTCGCTTGGGACAGCTTACGCAGCTCCTCCATTGCGAGGGGCGTATCCACCAGCCCGGAGCTTTCCGCCTGGACGATAGCCCCGGTGAGGCCAACCGCGACCGTCGCTTTTTCAACTGGCGTCAGGCGGTCCGCCGGTGCGGCGGCCACATCGATGCTGTCGTAGATCGAGTCGTCATCCGAAGCGATGCGCTGGCGCTCCTCCTCCGGAGAAATGACCTTTCCGGCGATGAGCACCTGCCCTGTCTCCGCGTTGATCTTGCGGATCTCCGCGGCTTCCTTCTCCGTGACCTGCTTCAGCGGCTCCCACGAGAAGGTGATGGCAGGGTCAACCTCCCCGAACAGGGAGAGCTGGATGAACCCGAGAACGGTGCGGAGCGGCTCGCTCAGCATCGACTCCTGGAGCGCGTTGATCCAGGTGTAGAAACACTCCAGCTCGCCTTCGGACGAGGCGTTGAGGCCCGCCGGCTGGATGCCCAGGAGCTTCACCAGCGGGATGCCCGAAACGGAGGCCATGTGCTCCTGGGTCTGGGCCTGGAGCGCGTCGAGGGTGCTCAGGCTCGTGGAGACGTTGGCGAAGTCCTCAAGCTCCTTGTCCGTGAGCATGAGCCCACGGTTGTCCCGCATGTTGTTGAAGAAGTCCGCGCGGGCGAACAAAGCGTCCCCATTCGGGTCCATCGACAGCTTGTCGGAAAGGTTCGTCTTGAGGACGAAGACCGAGAACGACGAAATGAGGTCTGCCACCGATTGTCGGGTGCGCAGCCAGTTGTCTACATACGGCTTCGCCATCTGCGACAGCGACAGCCCACCGAATGAATAGGCCGGCTTCAAGAGATCCGGGACTTCTCGCCCGATGATGGTCAGGAGGCGGGAGGAATGAACCTCCTTGCCCTGCACCATCCACGTCGTGGGCTTGAACCAATCCGGACGAAGAGGGTCGAAGCTGTTGTAGTCGTTGGGGTAGCACCAGACAGCTTCAACCGCTCGGAGCCGGCGCAAAGACCCCTTACTGACCTTGAGGCGGCTGATGTCGTTCCAGCCGTCTCCCACGGATTGGCGCAGCTCTTCGCGGTCGTCCGTCACCCCAAAGTCAAGGTAGATGTGCCCACGACCGAAGAAGCCATCCTGCTCGACTGCCTCGCGGAAGACGTCCCGCACATGCAGCCGGCCCATGGCCTCTTCAAGAGACTTGATCTTGTCGGACTTATCCTCGTCGCCGTCCGCCTTCAAGCGCACCCATCCACGCGTCATTTCCATCGCGAGGATCTCAGAAATGCGGCGGTACTCCGGACGCTGGGCAAGCTCAGAAAGGACGGGGTAGCCCAGGAACCCGGTGCTCCCAGTGTCCTGCGTCAACCCCCCGGATGCCCATCCAAGCGTGTCCTGATAGGAGCTGTCTAGGGCCATGCCTTTGCCGACGCTTGCCGGCGGGGCATAAGGGGCGAAGATGTCCGTGACAATCCGGGCCGGCTTCTGCCTGGATCGCGCGAGTGCCACGTCTCCAATGCGCACGGACCGGCCGGCTTCTTTCTTCGCCTTCTGATTTTCGTAATAGCGCCGGTTCCGCTCCCGGCGCTTCTCTTGCGCCTCCGTCACAGGCGGAATCCTCGCGAGCGCGCCAGAGCCCCATCGGGGATGATGAGCTGCGGGGCGCCGCACATGTCGGAAATGGCGTCCATGAATGGGTCCACTTGGTCATCATGCGCGCCATCGGGGAAGGACAGAATTTCGCTCATGAAGTCCTTCTTCCACGGTGCCGTTTTGGGGATGCTCACGAGCCCTGATGCCACCGATGGGACGATGTCTTGGGCTCGTGTGAATTTGTCCTTGTCCCGCTGGATCGGGACGACAGGGATGGCCTTGCGCCGCAGGCCCTGGATGAGACCAGTCCCAGAGACCTTGTCTTCGACCGCCATCTTGCGGAGCGCGCCCCATCGGTCCCGGTCGAGCTTGGCGGCTTCACTCCATAGACGGATAGCCGTGGCCTCCAGCTCAGGGGCCTCAAACCTGCCTCGGGTCAGGCTCAAGAGATAAGCCTTCCCGTCCATGCCTTGGCCCCAATGCTCAAAGACGCTGTAGTCGTTCCGTTCCCTGGTCTTCTGCGCCGTGTCCACGTAGATCGCGCGCCACTTCATCCGAGGTGGCTCGTCGTGCTCCAGGAACCATTCCGATTTGAACAGGTTGCCGCCAGCGACAATGGGGTTTTGCTGGTATAGGGCCTCCCAGCTCGCGGGCGTCATCTGCGCCCGGCGATCCATCAAAAAACCGAGGCTCTTGTGCTCCGGGAACAGCGGTTCCCCTGCCCTCCGGTGGGCTTCATCCACCTCGGCAATGGCGGGATACCTGAGGACCTTTACGGAGGGGTTCGCTTCTATCAGGCGTCCGGCAGGGTCGTCGATGTGCCAACGAGTGAGAATGAACAGCAGCCCGGCGTGTTCAGAAAAGCGTGTGAAGAAGTCGTCGTTGAACCAGTCCCACGTCTTTTCTCGGATCGTCTCGCTGTTTGCCTCTTCACGTCCCTTTATCGGGTCGTCGATGATCCCGAGGTCTAGGGTCTAAACTCAACGGCTGAATAATGATTCAATTGGCTCATGGGAGGATGATTCGCCATGAGCCGGTTGTTCTGGTTGAACGAAGAGCAGT